GTCCCCGGGAGGGTGGGGTGGCCATTTTTCAAACGGGGGGAGGTCAGTCGTTCGCAGTTTCGCTCATGCGCTCAGCTTCCTCGACCAGCTTTTCGGCTGCACGTTCGTCGGCAATCGAGCTCAGGTACTGCGCCTGTATGTCACGAATTTGATTTATATTTTCCGAGACAGTTGAACGGATGATGCCATGCTTAGGCATGCCGTCCTCTCCCAGCTCCTGCGCTGCACCGTACCAGGTGTCGTGCTTGACCCCGATCTGAAGGTCGCCCTCCTTACGCCGGGCCCAATACTGGAATGCCGCCACCTTTATCAGGGTGCCGACACGTCTGGTCTTTGATACACCAGGAAGCTCTGCACGCGCTGCAGCATTACAGGCCTTGGCCAGGTACGTGCCAACGTCTGAGTTGGCGCGTCGGATCAGCTCTTGGATGGTGTAGTTCACGCGATCCACGCTGTCCACGAAGGTGACTTCCATCTGGCCTTTCTTGATCTTTGTCTTTGTTACCGATCTCGGCAGCGACATGGACGACCCTCCTCGTCGAAGCTACAAAGCAGCCCAGGTTCTTGATGGCTGTCCAGGTGCTCATCATCGTGACAGGGTTTGCAGACGTATTCCAGGTTGTCCGGGTTGAGCGACACAAGCGGATCCGAGATATTGTTCTCGGTCAAGTAGACCTTGTGGTGCACGATGTAGCCCGGCAACCGGTGGCAGCGTTCGCACAGCCCGCCATCCGTAGCGATCCTGCTGGCGATATATGCAAGCCGGCATTGTTCCCACTTCGTTGACTTGTAAAAGGCTGCTGCGAATGATTTCATAGTTTTTGCAACGAAAAAGCGGGCCATCACCTCATGGTCCGCCTCTTCGGGTTGCGCTTAAGTAAGGAAGATGCCTGCGCATCATCTGGCACTGTAACCATATCATGCAGTCAATAGGTCATTCAAGGACATGATCAACAAGAGCCAGCGCTTTCGCATGCAGCCGTGTGATGTGCCTGGGCGAGTAGTGCATCGTCTCGGCGATCTCCCGCCACGTCTTGTATGACAGATAGCGCAGCGACAGAAGCTGCGACATGGTCGCGTCTCCCACGCGGTCGATGGTCTTGCGGATCTCTTCCTGGTAGACAAGTACGTCCAGCCAGTCCAACTCCAGTTCCCAGGACAGGTCAGCGATCTGCACGGCCACGCGCTCCACTGGTGACGATGGTCCGGATCCGCGCGGCATGCCGTTAAGGTCGGCCGTGATGTGCTCCGCCTGGGTGCGCAGTTCTTCCAGGTGCATCTCCTTGGCTTCTATACGCCGCTTCAGGTTGTACGCCCTTTGCAGGTATTGCTTGGCAGTCATTTTGGCCTCTTACGGATAGCCCTCTTCCAGTCCTTTAAGGGATAGCAAACGGCAGGGCATTTTGGCCGCTTGCACTTGTCACAGGGTTTTGTCATTGTCTTCTACCTCGCCCATCGGGCATTCTTCACAGTAGCCATCACATCCGACCGCGCACTCAGTGTCTATGTACACATTATCGTGCATATGAACGGCCAACCCACCATCGCCCGCCAGTTTGGATTTGCCTGCTATGATAATCATTCCGTTTTCTTCTCCATTCATTTTTTCACCTCGTCCACCATCAACGCCATTCTGCTCGTAGCAACAGAATGGAAAAATCTTTTTGACCTCTGCCACAAGCGGCGAACGCTTCGTCTGTATGACGAACACCCTCGTTCCCCTGTCCTCGCCCTCTACGATTTCATACTCTCGGTGTTCGTTTAACCAATCCGCAACAACGCCCATGCAGTATTTGAGCCGTTCTATTTCGTAGTATTCTTTGAATGTCTTGTCTGTCATTCTTCCTCACCTTCCATTTCATTCAGCACCCACCCGATATAGAATCTGCATACGCCAGAAAAGTCTGCCATAGATATGATGTCCCCCGCTTGGAAGTGGTTGTTCGCTATTTTTATCTTGCACTCTTTAGATGGGCATTCCTTGTTAGAGCAAAATGTTATGTCTCTCATATCGTCACCAATGCATATACAGATGTTCTATCGGGATATACCTCGCTTGTTCAAGGATGCACTCCCGCAGACTTTCAAGTGCTTCTATTGCACTCGTTCTTGACCCCCATCCGTTGTCTGGGTTGTATGCGTTATAGATGTTCGGTCGGAATGTGAGTTCACGGATTCCGCTCTCCACCTTGTAAAGTACATCATCGCACTTGTAATACTCGCCTTGTGAATAATCCCAATCCATACAGGCTACGAACATATCCCGAAGGTTATATGTTGGGCTACTATACTCTGGTTCTGCTATGTCCGCATATATGTCTGTTCCGTCTACTTTGACGGCAAGCCTAATGTCGTAACTCATTCTGTCACCTCGTCCATCTTCGCTCCGCAGTTAGGGCAGTAGTTTGTTGTATATTCAAATACACCGTTGCAGACGGAACATATTTTCGGATAAAACGGATGCCCACAGTATGAATATAATTCGCTTTTATATATCCACCGTCCCCGCCGCTCTGCGGATGAAATTTCTTCCATCTCGGAGACGATATATTCGTCACGAAGTGAATCCTTACCTTGTAAATCACTTATCGCTCTTAACGCCGTATAAATCGCCGCCTGTCTGCTGATTAAGTCATCCATTGTCTTTCCTTTCCGCAAATGAGCAAAAATCATTTTCGCTTGGTCTGTCCGAATCATCAACGATTCTTATGGCGCAACCGATGTCACCGAACCATTTACAATCTTTGCACCGCACTACTTCTACCACATCGGCTGCGGGCATATAGTTCAGCATTTCCGCAAGGTCGGTTGTGTCGTATATACTATGTTTGTATTCTTCTAGCATTTTGTCCGCATCTATGTACTTTGCCATTTTCTCCTCCTAAAAGGCCCACAGGCAGCGGCAGTTCGTTCGGGCCTTTGGATGTCAGAATATAGTGTACCTTCGGGGTACCGCTGCCTGCCCATTTAAGGCTTAATTTTTTCGGCTTTTACGAGCCGGTCTTGATATTTAAGTGGAACGAAGTATCCGCAGGGCTCTAATGTGTACCCCGCTATACCCCCCCCCATTTTTTCTTCCAGGGCTTTAATTGTGAACACGACCTTGTCGCCCGGCTGATATTTTGGTTTCATAGTTGCCTCCTAAATGGCCCCAGCGGCAAGCAGCGTTATTAAGGGGCCTGTGCGTCTAATATTCATCGTCTTTAGTGTATTCAGTTGTACCGCTTGCCGCCCATTACTGGTAGTGTTATTCAAACTTGTGGTACTTCGCTATCACAGCAAGGTAATCCTTTTCGGTGCAAGCTGTATCGAAGTCCAGACGAAACTGCAGCTCTCCTATACTGGCTGTCTCCACGCAGCACTTGGCAGCGCGTCTGGCCGCTCTTGCTCCGTAGGCCATCTCTATCTCCGCATACTTCGGATGCCGGCGAAGTTTCTCGTATGGATCCGACTCGTTTACGACCTTCTTTGTCTCGACTTTTATAGCTCTGCGGATCTCCGACGGGTGCGGCTCGTTCTTCTGGTTGGCGAAGACTCGCTCGTACTCGGCCTGCACGTCCTTGTAGGTGTTGTGCGCGAAGACCTTCGCCAGGTTGTCGATCGTCGTGGCCTTCTGCCGCAGATCCGCGTCCCGGTAGTTCCTCGGGTACGTGTTCTCCAGCCAGCCATATAAGTACTCAGCTTCCTGACGTGTCATAAATGTTTCCGCCTTTCTCCATGATGTCCAGCAGCCGGTGCAGCTCCGCATCCTGATCCTCCTGGCTCAGATCTGCCTTCGGCTCCTCGTACTGCTTCCATCTCCGGCATACCGCTCGCCAGTCCTTGATCGGTTTCCCGTTGATCTCCCAGCCTACGCTCTCGTAGTAGTCGAAGATAGCATCCGGATCCGCCCGGAGACCCTCCTCAGAGACGTAGGCGGAGATATCCGCCCGCGAGGGTATATATATCTTTAGTTCTTTTCTTTCTTTATATTCTTCTTGTATGTCCCGATGATGTCCGTCCAATGTCCCAGCGCTGTCCTTTTGCCGTCCTTTGGTTGCACCTTTGGTTGTCCCTGCATCCTGGTACAAGCCGTAATTTACAACGGTTATAAGTGTCCCGTGGGTTGTCCGCTCGGTTGTCACCATCTTGGCGGCTTCCAACGTCCGTAAAAAGTCCGAAACGCGGTGACGGCTCCATTTCCAACGCTCTGCGAGGGCCTGTTGGCTCGTCACGATCTGTCCGCGCTTCACGTCCTGGAACACTCCCTTGTAATACTTCGACTTGTCGGCATAGTTGGCCATGCCTATAAGGTCTATCCAGGCCTGCGGCTTGGTGAACATTTCGGAGAGCCAGAACGGACTACTCAGGAAGTCTCTTTCTATTTTGAAAAATCCGCTCATCAGATCCCCCTCTCCAGCAGGTAGTGGATCATGGCAGCAGCACGCTCAGGTGCGCAGAACAGGAAGGTCACTCCGTACCGCTCCTGCATGGTCTCCATCGCCTTGGCGAGCCGTTTTCCGGTGATGGCCTTCGGGCTGTCTATCAGCCGAGGGTTCACCCAGAGCCGGACGCCACCCAGATCCCGGATGCCTTCGTCGTTTTCTACGAGGATGTAGAGATGGCAGCCTGCCTCCTGGGCCTTTATGAGCTCCCTACGGAAGCGGTTATGCTCCGCCGAGGATCCCCCGATGTTCTGCGCTACCTCCTGCATGCTGGCTTTGGTGTCCACCGATACCGGCGGGACCGCCATGTAGTCGCCGAAGGGCAGGGCGCAGCGGATCAGCTTGTCGCCGTTGTCCTGCCACGCCTTGTGCTTCAGCTCGTGCTTACCTGCCTTTTGTTTGCTGTCTTCTATAAGCCACATCAGAAGGGGAGGTCTTCTTCATTGACCTGCTCGAAGCCAGCGACAGGGCTGCCGGTAGATGGCATCTTGTCTTCCAGGCGTTTCAGCTCCGGCACGGTGAAGTCGCCCTGGCCGATGGACTGCCCGGATCTGACTGCAGCCACGTAGGTGCGCTGACGGATCTCTCCGCGATCGGTGCGGTACTCCTCGTAACCGATGACCAGCCCGAGCCTCTGACCTACGAGCTGCTTCTCGTCGAAGGTCTTGCCCTTCAGCTGCTCGTTGAAGTCGGTCAGGTTGGTCTTGTCGACTGCTGCCATGTTGGCTTTGAAGTACTTCTTGTTTGCTTCCTTGTAGGACCAGTACATGCAGTGCGCGTACGGGTGGTCCTTGCCCCAGTCGTCGCTGTAGAAGCCCTTAAACTCGCCCGTGGCGATGTCGTAGATGACCTTGAGGTATTCCTTTGCGGGCACGTCCTCCACGGCCTTTATTTCGGCGATATAGCCGCCTGCAGGCAGTTTCTTGAAGTTGCCGCCGTTCGCGGCTTCTATGTTCTCGTAAGCTTTTCCAAATGCTTTCATGTTTTCCTCCTGTATTTCGTATGCGTGATATTGGTAAAATGTTCGTGGCGCTAAAACTGCGTCGTGATAAATGTACGGAAGTGATGGGTCTTTCTTTTTCGCTGTGCTAATTGCATGGCCCTCATTTTTGGCAAATACTGTACCAACATGCCGTGTGGTTTCAAGCTTATCCCCATTCCAGGAATAGTCCGTTTTTGTGAGGTAAACTTCCCACGTATTCCATTTGTCGTCGCTCATTTCAGCGTCATATTGTTGCGGGTTTCCAGCGTGCAGCCGTCCACCGTCTTGCCGGATGCGAGCGCCGCCTTGATGGCCGTCTTGTCCGGCTCTACCGTCGTTTTGGTGCGCACGTACTCTTCGGGCAGATCCGCGTCAGGCGCGATCGTGACCACGGTAGACTTGCGCCAGTTGATCGCGCAGCGTGCGGTCTCGAACTTCGTGCCGTGCAGTGCTGCGGCGATGTACCGCTTTAGGCTGTCGGCCTTTTTCTCGGCTGCCTTCGCGCGGTCCGACAGGGTGGCCGCTTCCGCCTTCAGCTGGGCAGCGTCGCTGATCAGGTTCTTCGCCCAGCAGGCGAGGTTCTCGATCTTGGAGTCGAACTCCATCTGCAGCGCCTCCATTTCGGCGTACTTGTTCTCGTCGATCTCTCCGGTCTCCGGATCTATGCATGCGTCCCAGGTGTCCATGATCGCCTTGTTGATTTCAAATAAGTTTGCCATTACTTCTTGCCCTCCTTCAGCGGCTTCAGACCCCAGTATTCCCTGATGTACTTATCTGCCTCTTTCAGGTCGTTTTCCATCTCGATTTCCGGGAACATTCCCTCCGGGCTCTTCGCCAGATCATATCCGTCGCTGTTCGTCCTGAACAGGTGCTTGTCTCCCTTTACGACGCAGTGCAGCACTACCGTGCACATGCCTTCGATGCAGACCTTCTGATCGAGGAGCTTGCCGATCGTGCGCAGCTTCGCGAAGCCGTTGTCGTCGGTGTCGTCGTGCATGATCAGGTAGACCACCTTGTCCCTGGGCAGGTTCTTGATGTACTCGATCAGGTTCCAGACGGTGTCTCCGATGTTGCTGTAGAGCTTGAACTGGTCGCCGGCGCTGTGGCCGCGCATCCACATGTTCGTCATGATGTAGCCGAAGTCGTCGATGACGGCCGCGTTGGTCGGCATCTTCGCGAGGCCTGCCATGATGGTTTGCACGTCGTCGCCGTTGGTGATATACTTAAAATTGCCCTTGAAAGGCATCATCTTCCCGAGGATGTTGATAAGGTAGATTTCATCCTCAGCGAAGTTCTTCAGAGAGCGGCTTTTTCCCGAGCCGCTTTTTCCGTACACAATTACGGGTACTGCCATTAGTTTTTCCTCCTTTTCAGGCTGTTGTTGTGAATGTTTCTGTGTTCTTCCCGGAACAGGCACGGCTGCTTCGGCTTTCGGAAGTGCACTCCAGAGACGGCCATCGGCGTGAAGCCTGGCTTGGTCTTCCACTTCGAGAAGTCGTCGCTCTTGACCATGTAGAAGGCCTGCCACTGGATCCTGTCCTGCTTGATCAGGACCATCTTGCCCTGTGTCTTCATACGAGCCTCCCGTCCTGGATCAGGTCCATGCCGTTGATCAGAGCATAGAACGTCACGCCATTCACTTCTGTGATCACGGACATGTCGCCGTATCTGTCCTGGATGTACTCGTACTCGGTGTCATCCCCGAACAGCTCCATGAACTTCCACGGCTGCAGCAAGACGCCAGGCACGAAACTGTTCTCGCCCATTCTTGTCTCATAGTGCGGGTGTATGCTGCAGACTCCATAGTCGCTTTTCATGACAATGTTGTGGATCATCGTGGCCAGTACAGACATCTGGGTGATGTCGCTCTTCTGGATCTGTTTCTCTGGCATTGGTTTCTTCTTCATGTCTACCTCCTAAAGGCTGCCGAGCTTCTCGCGGATCTCCGCCAGGCGCTCG